CCCAGGCGTGGGGCAGCGGACACCGCTGGGGCGACACCGCGCACACGGGAGCCTCGGTCACCCGCAAACAGCTTTCCAACTGGAACCCGCTGCGACTCCCGGCCGATGCCGACCTGCTGCCGGATCTGGCCACGCTGCAAAGCCGCGCCCGCGATCTCAACCGCAATAACGGCGTGGCCGCTGGCAGCTTGCAGACCTTGCAGGACAACATCGCGGGCAACGGGCTGCGTCTGGCGGCCAGCCCCGACTTCCGGGCCCTGGGCCAGACCCCGGAATGGGCCGAGGAATGGTCCAATGCTGTGGAAAGCCTTTGGAAATCCTGGGCAGATTCCACCGCTTGCGATGCCGCGCGGGAGCTGAATTTCGCGTCCATGACCCAACTGGTGCTGCGTTCGGGCCTGGAAAACGGCGAAGCCCTGGCGCTGCCCTTGTGGATTTCGCGGCCCGACACGCCTTTCAAGACCACCATCCAACTGGTCGAATCGGACCGGCTTTCGACGCCCTACGACAAGATGTATGCGGGCTCCAACGTCGTCTCGGGCATCGAGAAAGACCCGCTGACGGGCCGCCCGCTGGCCTACTATATCCGCGATCAGGTCCAGTACAACGAGGGCCTGTGGATGCTCAACTGGATGTTCAATTTCAACTGGGCCCGCGTCGAGGCTGAAACCCCGTTCGGTCGCAAGCGCGTGCTGCACGTGCACCAGAAAGACCGCGTCGGGCAGAGCCGTGGCCGCCCTCTGTTGACGCCGATTATTGAGCAGTTCCGGATGCTGGACTCCTACCAGCGCACCGAGCTGCAATCCTCCATCGTCAACGCGCTGGTGGCCGGGGTGATCGAGACGCCCATGGACACGGCATCGCTGGTGGAAGCCGTGGGCGGCGACCCGAGCGCCTACCTCACCATGAAAAACGAGTACCGCGTGCAACTGGAAGGCGGCACCGTGATGCCGCTCTATCCGGGCGACAAGTTCACGCCCTTCATTCCGGCCCGGCCCGGCGCTCAGTTCCCGGCCTTCGTCGAAGCCATCTCGCGGCAGATCGGCGCGGCCGTGGGGCTGCCTTACGAGCTGGCGCTCAAGGATTTTTCCAAGACCAACTACTCTTCCGCGCGCGCGGCGCTGATGGAGGCGTGGCGCTTCTTCATGGTCCGGCGTCAGTGGCTGGCCACCTACTGGGCCGCGCCGGTGTACGAGCTGTGGCTCGAGGAAGCCATCGACATGGGGCTGATCGAGGCCCCGGACTTTTACGAAAAGCGCAAGCTGTACTCGCGCTCCAAGTGGATCGGCATGGGCCGGGGCTACATCGATCCCACCAAGGAAGCCGAGGCCGCGCAGCTTCGCATGGAAATTTCCATCTCCACGCTGGAGCAGGAATGCGCCGAGCAGGGCCTGGATTGGAACGAAGTTCTGGACCAGCGGCGCATGGAGATCGCCCGCATGACCGAGTTGGGGCTGCCGCTGCCGCCCATGTATCAGAAATCACCAGCGCCGGGAGAACAACCGGCCACCGCGCCAGGGCAAGCGGCCCCGGCGGCGGCATAGGAAGGAGCCCATGCGCGATCAACTTCCCTACTTCCGCATCCTGGGCGCGCTGACCGAGCGGCCCTGGGCCATCACCGAATCCATGATGGACGTGATGCTTCAGATCGTGCTCGACCCCGACCGGCGGCCCGATCTGGATGCGCTGGCGTCTAAACTGGGACGCCCGCTCGACAATACCGGCGGACGCGTGGAGCGCCGGGGCGCGACCGCCATTCTAGGGATCGAGGGGCCCATCTTTCGCTACGCGAATTTGTTCACGGCCATCTCCGGGGCGACCTCGCTCGAAATGGCGGCGCTCGATCTGGAAACCGCGCTGGCCGACCCTTCGGTGGCCCAGGTGGTGCTCAACATCAACTCGCCCGGCGGCGAAGTGGACGGCACCAACGCATTTTCCAAGATGGTGCGCGAGGGCCTGGACCGCAAGCCCATCTACGCCTACATCGACAACACGGGAGCCTCGGCGGCCTACTGGATCGGCGCGGCGGCCCAGAAGATCGTCGCTGAGGAGGGCGCGTTTGTCGGCTCCATCGGGGTCACGGCGTCGATCCTGGACAAGTCGGCGGCCCAGGAGCGCCAGGGCCTGAAGACCTACAAGATCATCAGCTCGCAATCGCCGCGCAAGAATCCCAGCCCGGCCACTGAACAGGGGCGCAGCCAATTGCAGGAGCAGGTGGACACCATCGCGCAACTGTTCATCGACCGCGTGGCCGACTATCGCGGCGTGTCCAGCACCATTGTGCAATCCGACTTCGGCCAGGGCGGAATGCACCCGGCTGCCACGGCGCTGGATCGCGGCATGATCGACCGCGTCCAGGGCTATGAAGCGTTTCTGGGGGGCCTCAGCGGAAGCTCCCGCTCATTTGTATCGATGGCGGCAACTGCCGCAAAGGAGAATAGAATGGCTGACCAACCCGCTGCACCCGCGCAGCAACCAACGGCAGCGGCTCCCGCGCCGCCGCCTCTTCCAACCAACACCGCGCCGCTCACCATCACCACCGGAGCCCTGAATACGCCTGTCACGGTGATCCCCATCGCCCCACCGGCCAGCGGAGCCGCCGAGCGGGCCCGCATTCAGGCGATTCTTTCGCACCCCGAGGCCGAGGGCCGCCGCGAACTGGCGCAGTATCTGGCGCTGGACACCGACATCCCGGCCGATCAGGCTGCCATGGTCCTCAAGACTTCGCCCAAGGCCGCGCAGCCGGGCGCGCAGACCGGCCCGCTGGCCCGAGCCATGGCTCAGATTCCCAACCCCGCCGTAGCCGCGGGCGGCGCGGCGACGGACGCCGACAGCTCCGACGCCGCCGAGGTCCAGCGGGTGCTGGCGTTCGTGCCCAAACAATACAAGTTCGGTGCTCGTTAAAGGAAAAGGAGAACACAAAACATGTCCAGTCCGATTGTCAATCCCATGGGCTCCGCTGCCTTCGTCGGCACGGCGGGCACCTTCGAGTACGATTCGCTCCTGTCGGACGGCCACAACGTCACCAGCGTCGTGTCGCCGTTCGACTTCGCCGGTCACCCGCCGGGGGCCAGCGGCCCCATCCTGAAGCGCGGGACGGTGATCCACTTCGTTGCCGCCGCCGCTGGTAATCTGGCATGGCTGCCCGCCGCCGCTGCGGAATGCAACGCGGTGCTGGCCCAGGATGTGGATGTGTCCATCGTCCCCACCCCGCCGGTGCAACTGTATCTGACCGGCAAGATGAAGGCCAGCGCGATGACCTATCTGGCCGGGGTCGATCCGCCCGCAGCGGTCGACAACCTGCGCAAAAACGGCATCTGGGTCGAGACGGTGCTCAATCAGGCGGGCACCATGACGCGCGCTCCGGGCAACGTGCCGCCGATCTTTGGCGGGCAGGCCGCTCCTCCGAGCGATGCCGCCAAGAAAGCCCTGGAGGATGCGACCAAGGCGCTGGCCGATGACATCCAGCGCGAAAACGCCCACGAGCCCAGGCCGGTGCCAATTGTCGATCCACACGTGACGCATGACCCGCTGGCGCATCGCACGGGGCCCCTGCCCAACGATCCGACCATCACCCATGGGGGCCTGCCCCACAAAGACCAGCCGCATCCCCACACTCCCGCGGTGGAGCACAAGGGAGAGGACCCTCACAAGGGAGAGCATCACAAGTAGTTGTTGGCCCACGGCGGGCGAGGGCGACACGCCCTCCGGGGGCTCGATTTTGAAACCAGGAGAATTTCATGGCAGACCTATACAGCACCTCCGTTTTGAACGGCGTCGTCGCCTCGCTACTCGGCAATCCGCAATTTTTGCTGGATCGCTACTTTAACAACACGCAAACCGAAACCACCGAGGAGATCCACTTCGATACCCTCGACGGCAAGCGCCGCGTGTCCCCCTTCGTGTCGCCGCTGGTGGAAGGCCAGATCGTCGCCTCGCTGGGCTTCAAAACCTCGATGTTCAAGCCCGCCTACATCAAGGACAAGCGGGTCTTTGACATGAACCGCCCGCTCAAGCGCATCGCGGGCGAGCAGCTCTTTGGCTCCATGAGCCCGGTCGACCGGCAGCGCGCGCTGATCGCGCAGGACTCGCAGGACCAGCTCAACATGCTCCGGCGCAGGCTGGAAACCATGGCCGGGCAGATCCTTTCGACCGGCCTGCTGACCATCACCGGGGACAAGTACCCGACCCAGGTGCTGGACTTCGGCATGGCGGCCAATCACGCCGTGGGCCACTGGCAGACCAAGGCCACCTCCACGCCGCTCGATGATCTGCAAACGTGGTCGATGGCCGTATTGCAGGCCACCGGCGTGCTGCTCAATGACGTGCTGATGACGCCTTTGTCGTGGGGGCTGTTCATCAACTCGGCGCAGGTGCAAGCGCACCAGACCATGTGGCGCACCTGGACCGCGCCGCCGTCGCTGTCTGGAAACGCGCCCATCACCGAGGGCGGCATCTTCATGGGCACCATCGCGGGCTTCAACATCTACGTCTACTCGGGCTGGTACGTCGACCCGGCGGACGGCGTGGAAAAGCCCATTCTCACCACGCCGGATCTGGTCTGCATGGTGAGCCCGGCGCTCGAGGGTTACCAAGCCTATGGCGCGATCCGCGACGAAGAGGCGGGATTGCAGCCGGTCCCGTATTTCTCCAAGTCCTGGATCGAGCCCGACCCTTCGGTGCGCTTCCTGATGCTGCAATCGGCCCCGCTCCTGGTGCCGTACCGGCCGGGCGCGCTCTATCGGGCCAACGTGAACAACGCTTAGGAAAGTTCTCTCCCGCCCGCTTTTGCCGTCGCCCGGTTTGGGTGTGCGGGGAGAAACGGGGCCCATCGTCCTGCACGCCCTGGGCCCCGATTGAAAAGGCTTTCATGGCTTCGACCCCTTCAGCATTCGCGCAATACTTTGCACCGCTTCTGTGGATGCAGGAGTATGCCCTCTACGGGCGCACGGTGCTCTATCACCAGGAATCGCTCGATCCCGCGGTGGCCGTGCAGCTCCAGGTGATCTGGAAAGAGGGCCGCGCCGAAGAGGAGGCTTCACCGGGCCGCTATTCGCACAT